GTATTGCCCATGCTTGCGGTTGTACTTTACATCCTCGGGAAAAATTGGCGGTTTGCAAACAATTGACGCATTTGGGTAAGGCCCGTTTTGTACGTTTTTTTCGTTTGCCTTATTGTTGTAAACAACGTGAATATTTTGTTGTTTAAAACGGACGTTTCTATAATCGGAATCGTTATGGCTTAAAAAAATCAATTGCTTTTTAAAATGTCTTGCCCAATTAATTGCAACGCCTGTATTATCTAAATGGGTAAATATTACGCTCGCATTTTGTAAGGCTAGAAAAAAATCGTTTGAATAATAACCAGTAATAAACTTTATAAAAGCAAACTTTTCGCCGTCGGGATAAATTTGGCTTTCAGGTAAAATGACTTCAACGTTGCATCCTTTTTCGTGAAAATATTTGGCGTAATGTTGAACGGTCCACTCGGCGCCTGAGTTATGCGTTCCCGCCCACGCGTGTACAAAAAAAACGATATTCATGTTTTTTATTTTTGATTCTTTGAAAGGTATTGATTTTTAGATAAATAAAAAAAGGCCGCCAATATTTGGCGACCCTTTTATAAACAAACACCTATTTTACTTATGATGCTGAACCGTTAGCCAAAGCCGCTGCAAATGTTCCGTAAACAATTGATTGAGTTGTGTAAACTGCAAGTGCAATTCTTTCCTCAACTCTAACTGTTACAAAGTTCTTAGTTACGTTGTCAGCGTCTTGCTCGAAAAACTCCAAAGTAACTCCCTGACGAACGAACAATTGGGAACCTAGTGCAAAGTCTCCAACAAAGAAATCGCCAACAACAACGCCATTGATTGCGTAAACTGGAACGCCCATTATAAACATTTGTCCGCCAGTCATAGTGACATAAGAAGGCAAAATATAAGCTCCAGCGGTTTCCTTAGTAGATACTAATTTAAGGTAATCCGTTGGGTTAATCATAATTGCGTTTGGTGCGTACTCGTTCTTAGTAGTTTGAACTACCGCAGCAGCCAAAACGTCAAATCTGTTAACAGATGCTCCAAAAGAAACAGTTGTCCAAGCCGATCCGTCAGTTGCAAAACCGTTCAAGTTTTGACCGCTTCCATTTCCGTACAAAAGTTGGGTATCTTCTACGTTCAACAATTTGCTAGGCGCACGGCTAGAAAGGTAAGCAATTAAGCCAGGGGTGTCGTCCAACATCTCTTTTGTCAATCGCATGAAAGTTGGGATTGTACGGATGCTACGATCTACCGCGGTCAAATCGAAGTCGGATTGCGGTTTTGCGGAACCTTGCGCGGTTGGAGCCGCTGCGTTGTCGTAAGCTGACTCGCGTACGAAACGGATAAGGTTTGAGCTAGTCTGTCCAACTGGCAACAACTGACGAACGTTAACCTTACGGTTAGGAACAAACTTTAAATCAGGAACTCTGTCCGCTGGGATAACTTCGCCAGTATAAGCGTTTCCAACTGTCATGTCAGAGCCTTTCAATTCAAGGTCCAACTTTACTTTATTAGCGTTCCCGCTTTTGTAGTTTCCGAATGCGTCAGAGTTAAAAGCTTTCTCTAGTTCGCTAGAAAAAGAGTAACCTTTTGCAGATTTAGAAAAACTAGCCTGGGTGCGTGCATCTACGCCGTCAAGTTGAGCCTGGAGGGCGTCAGCTTTCTCGTTTAACTTAGCGGTTTCGGCAGAAAGGTTTTTTCTGAATTCTTCGCCAGCTTCTTTCATAGCCTTTACGTCGGAAATCAACGCCTCGTTGCCTTCCAATTTCGCAAGTACTGAATCTAATTGTGATTTAATTGCTTCCATTTTGTTTTAGATAAATTTTTTGAGTTTAGGTATATATTCGAACTCTAAAGCCATTGACAAAGTCGGGTCTTGTACGGTGGTGAATTGACTTGCGTCGGATTCTACGGCCAAAACTGATTTAGTGTTCAATGCCTTTAAATGTTCTTGAATTTGCTTTAATCCGATTTCTAACTGGATCATTGACTCGTCGGTAAGGTTGCCGTTTCTAAGAATTCCACAAAACTTGGCAATCATGTCCTCGGTCTTTGGCTTATCCCAGCCTTTCATTGATTCAATCGGCGTGTTTGGATTGGCTCCCCAGGTAACGGTAGAGCCTTCCCAAAGTTTAATCTCTCTTATTTCCCGATAACCAGCCTTATTGTCGCTCTTTACAATTTCAAACCCTACGCTATGCTCGTTAAAAACGCCTTCTTTGTAAAGCTTTATTACGTCCTTTCCGTAGCTAGTTTCTGTAATCTTTGAAGTAAAACGCAAACCTTTCGCGTCTTCCATTAACTCCATAGGCTTAGCCAATGGCATCAAAGGATTGTGCTGGAGCAAGTGCATTATTCTATTTCGGCCCATTGGTCCATTCTCTGCAACTGTCTTTTTGTAAGCGCCTGAAACGATAACGTCGCCGTCAGAATCAATATTGTTAAACGCGGAAAAATATCCCGTAACGATTCCTTTAACGTCGTCGACGTCTTCAATTATTCCCTCGCTTAAATTCTTGTAAATCATTGCGTCTTTTTTTGTAAAAATAAAAAGGTTTAAAAAAAATGCAAACCAATAAATTATTGGTTAATAAAATGCATTGCTTTTGCCTCGCTATCGTCAAAGATACTTGTATAATTTTTATAAACGCCTTCAATGTCACTTTCGCTTGGTCGCTGATAAGATAAAAAAGGTACGCAAATATATGAGTTACCTTTTGGGTGGACTTTTGTCCTGAAATATTCGTCAATTGGAATATCCAAATCTAACTGGGCCATTTCTTTTGCAAATCGATACGAGTACAAAATGCCATGAGTTGTCCACGATCCATAGGTGCGAACCAATCCCTTGCTTACCCGGTCAAGTCTTGAGTCTTTAATATTGGCGCCAAGCATTAACATATCCCAGCCTCCGGGTAAGTCATTGATTGCATTTTGTAAACTGGTCGCCCAGCCTCGGTAAGTTGCGTCGTCTTCAAAAATCAAAACATCGCCCTCGCATTCTTGAAAAATCTTTTTAAAGGTTTGCCACAATCCAAGCCAACCCCATTCGTTTTTAATTGCGCTTACCCTTTCCAAATTAAAGTGCGGTGCCAATTCTTGCATTGACGCGCGCCATTTGTCTTTGCGATGATCTAAGTTGATAACGTAAGCAATCATTTACGCATAGGTAAACCGTCAACGTCTCGCATAATTCTAAAAACAACCTTGCATCTGCAATTACATATTTGTTCTGCTGGCGCATTTTTTGAACTGTCCCCTGGTTGCGCCATGTCATAACCTCCAACAACAAAGTCTTGATTAAAAGGAATCCAAGGCTTTGCCCTCATTTCTGCATGGTCAGGACGCGTGCGGTTGTCGGTCGCTGGAATCCATTTCTTTTCGTACATAAAATCTGAAGACTTTGACGATTCCATTGCAGCAACGTTGGTTGCAATAACCATTTCAGTCCTGGCAATTAACTTGGCACGATTTCTAAATATTAAAGAAATGCTTTGTTGTATGTTTGTGGCTATTTCTAGCGCGCCAAGGCCCTCGTTTAATCCAGCAAGTACAATGGCTCGAATTATCTTTTGGCTTGTGTCGCTAATACCTATTAACGTTTTAGGCAAGTTCCTAACTGCAAACAAACGCATAAAGTCACGCCAGCCAGCGCGTAACGCTTCTTTAGTTGCTTTTGTTGGCGGTTGGATTGCGTTATACATTGCTTCGGCGTAAGCCGTGCCAGCTACAACGTAAAGGCTTTCCAAGGTGTCAGCCAAAGGCGCTGGCGTTATTAAATCAAAGCGGTTAATATTTCCGTCGGCTTGTTTAATTGCATCCAAATAAGGTTGCATTTGCTTTTTAAGAGCGGTAAATATTTGCTTTTCGTATCGCCTTTCATAACGCCTTTGCAATGCGTCCAATTGCTTTGCAAGTGCTAAATCCTTTTTAGTTGGCTGGGGCATAGTCTCCCATATTGTCTATGTTGTCAATCTCTGACGCTTGGAACTCGGCCAAAGTCATTAGGCCCTGGGGAATAAATGGTTGTTCCATCAAAGTATTTTCATACTCGCCGTAATTCATGGCCGCGCGCTTTTCGTTTGGAGTCAACCACCAAGCCGCCGACAATTGGTTTACAAGCTTGTCCATGTCGTCTTGCATTTCAGGGTAAGCCATGTAATCGAAATCCAAGAATAGATTTTTATTACCGTACGATTCCAAAAGCCAGTTGTTAAGCACGTCTCGGATTTCAATATGCAACGGACGGACAACGTTATTAATTAGCGCCTTGTAAGCCGTTTCAGTATTGTTAAACGTGCTTGCCTCTGTGTCGCCTAGTAACTTAGCATCGACGCCATAAACGCGGCACAACGACCTTAAAATTATTTTTTGCGTGTCAATGATTGACATATCAACGGCATTCATTCCCATTTGCACCCAACTCAATTTGGCTGGCGTTATAATTACGTCGCCAGCGCGGTTGGCGCCTTGGTAATTGGATTTATAATCCTCTTTAAGACCTTGCGCTTGCTCTCGCGTAATGTTTACCGTTCCATCGCCTGTAAGTATTCCACGCGCTCCCATGTTTTGAAGCATAGATAAAAGCGCTTGCTTTCCATCGTTTGAAGTGGTTAGATCGCGGACCGCAGAGCGCAAAGGTGATGCGCCGTAAAGGTGGTTAGCCGTGCCAGCTGTGTAACTTAAATTAATATTTTTTAGGTGTCCAACGTTGTGAGCGCTTATTCGCTCGTAACCATTATACGTCAATCGATATTCCTTAATAGGCTGATTTAAACCGCCCGAAATGATTTCCATGTATTGCGCGGGCAAAGAATACAACGCAATGATTGGCGCGTTTGGTTGTTCACCACGTCTAGCGCCATAAATGTAAGCGTTGCCAGTTATTAGACGAAATGCGGCAATTTCTTTTAAAAGGTTGTCCCACGTTTGGAACTCATTTGGCTTTTTAAATAGTCGGTCCAATTCAGGAATGCTAACCTCTTCCAATGCCCTTTCTTTAAATTGCTGAGCTTGAAATTTAGCGCCTGAATTTTCAAAGCTGCCCGACATACTTTTATAGTACTTCAATGCCTTTTGGTCCTTTACCTCATAGACCACAATTGGCGCCGTGCTTACCTTGTTGATGATTAGGTTTATAATGGCGTAAAGGTCAGAATTAAGATATAAACCTTTCTCAATAAAATTTTGCGTTGTTGGGGCGGTCCAAATAACATTATTACCCAAATAAGGAAAAACCGCGTTTAAATAGGTGGAATCTTTTTGGTTAAAGCCTAGCGCGGCTTTAATTCTGTCGATATAATTCATTCCGTTTTCTTTTTTGTAAAAATAGGGTAATAAAATAAAAAAATGATTCAATATTCTAAACGTGCCAAAATTCTTGGCCACTAACCATTAATTCAGTAAATCCCCAAACCATTGCATCGACGCGGTCAGGCGATTTGCCTTTGTCAGGCTCAAAGGTAACCATTTGATTTTCCAGTATTGGGAAACTACCAACGTGGAAAATTTTGTGTTGCTCATAAAGCGAATATATTGGCTCGGCCCTGACATACTTACCTTTTGTTGCCGTTACAAGCTTAATTCTTGCGGTCGTATTTTGCGACCTCAAAACGCTTTCGACCATGTCGCCGCCTTGGTTTTTTTCTGCAACTATGCAATCAGCATTCCAATTTTTAAACGCTTGCAATGAAACGGTTGCCCATTCAGTTGGTGAATATTTGCCGCTTAAATCCTCGAGTACATATCCCTTGCCGTTGGCATCCGTACCGCAAACAATTATACCAGTTTCGTCGCTATTCATTAAGGCGGTTGTTGCTGGATCAATAGCAACCACAATGCGCGACAAGTCAGGTTTGGCGCTTACCCTTGCGCGTTCAATAATTGGTCGATTCCAAAGCAATCCCTCGGCATCGTCTAGCCATTTGCCCAAAAATAAATGCTCGTAACGATGGAGGTTTTCTTGCTCAACGCGCTTTGCCTGGTCAATAAATGACTGGCTTAAATTCTGTTCATTGTCTAAATAGGTTGTATGAATGTAGCTAGTATCGTCGCGCGTTACCTTCACAAAACGCCCATAAATCCAATGGCTTTTATACGACGGATTCATTACCAGGATAACGCGGTTGGGTTTGTTAATTGCTCTAATCGATAAGTCGATGCGGTCAAATACATCCTCGTCCATTAACTCCTCGGACTCGTCAAGAATAAAAGTAGTAACGCCAGCAATTGACTTTAAATTAGCCGTTGCCGTCCCTTGGCTGGTCTTAATGCCACGAAATAAAATCTTTGATCCAGTTGCCTTGTTTATAATTTCGGACTGTGTTATTTCGAAATCGTCCAACTTATTCATTAACTCGATTTTGTCAATGAATTCAGGGATAATGGAAATAAACGCCGACGTTAAAGTCCAACGGGTAAAGAGGATAACGTGGCCATCCTGGTAAGTAAGATTTAAAAGAAACATTGAAAGCGTCCAAGACTTACCACTACCGCGACCGCCAGTCATTAAAAAATAACGGGTTTTAGGCACCTCTAAAAATAAAGGTTTGTATTTGTCTATGATTCGGATTGAATCCACTCGATTGGTGGCGTTATCTTGTCGCCTTTGGTTGTATGGTCATGGTCAAACTTATCACGCTGGCCAAGTCTTTGTTTACCTAGCCATATAAGCATACCACGGTCTTTATCCTTTAAAGCTGACTCATATTGCTTTGCAAGTAGCAACGCATCGCCCTTGCTTCTATTTTGCCGTAAAAACTCGGTAAAACCCATTGCGAGGTCATCCTTGCAGCGGTTGTAAAATGTCTCCTCGTCAATGCCTAAATAAGCAGCGCATTGGACTCCTGTGCATCCAGCTTGGACAAGTCGTCCCATTTCAATCCAGTCGATTGTTGATTTTGGTCGTGCCATATTACAAAGTTACTCCGTTTTTCTTAATGACTAAAGCTGGGTCTAATTTACGCATTCTGTCTACAATGACTTGGCAATACTTTGGGTCTAGTTCAATCCCGTAGCACTTGCGATTTAGTTGGTGGCTTGCTACCATTGTAGACCCTGAACCAAGAAACATATCTAAAATTAAACCCTTATCAGGGCAGCTTGATTTTATTGCCCTTTCGCATAAAGGTATTGGCTTAGGTGTTGCGTGACCTCCTTCATCTCCTTGCCTTAAATGTCTTTCAAACTTCCAAACGTTATTAAAATTATCGTGCGTGTTATTAAAGTAGGCGCGGGTTGAGTAAAAACTATTTTTGTATTCATCATGGCCGTACTTTATTTTTTCATATTCTTTTTTTATTTCTAAATATGGTTTTTCAAAAGCATTAATATTATTTTTAGCGCAATAATTTTTCCAAGAGTTGTAGGTTTCTTCAGTTGGCATCATCCATTGACTTTTGTCAAACCAATGGCAACCGCTTTTTTCGCTATGTCCCGCCAACCTTTTACAATCCTTTATTGTAAAATTCGCCTTATTTTTCTCTTGATCTAAATAGTTAACAATAGAATCCCAGCCATGAAAATAATTATCTGCATTATTGTTAAATCCCTGAACTCCTAACATAACAAACAAACATTTTTCGTCTGCTATTGCATAGCTTCTAGTATTTTCACTATTCTGCCCTTGTCCGTTTCCTTTGTCCCAAGTTATCAAATTCCTAAATGTGGCTTTTTGCTCTTGAATATACGGCTTAAGTATTTCACTATAAATATCCATTAAAGGCTCATCTATTCCCCAACAATACCAGCTACCGCTTTCTTTAAGGTGCATAAATTGCAAAGCAATCCATTCACGATTAAAATCAAGAAGGTCATCATAATTAAGGTTATCATTAAGCACCCCGTCTTTTTCTTTCTTCATTCCATAGGGAGGATCATTGTGGGCCATGTCCGCCTTCTCTCCATTCATTAGCTTATCAATCGCATCACTATCCGTACTATCTCCGCAAAGCAATCGATGGTCTCCTATTTGAATTAAATCCCCTAAAACAATATCGGTGTGCAGTTCCTCTGGCATCTCGTAATCATCCTCTTCAGCTGCTGGTATTTCGGTCACTCCAAAATCAGGAATATCTAAACCCCATTCTTGAAGTTGGACCTCATCCCAATCGTTTGCTAATTGCTCCCAGTCCCATTCACCAAACCCCACGTTGTCTTTAATTATAAATTGTTTCTGCTCCTCCTCCGTTAACTCGTCTGCAAAAATGATTGGGATTTCTTTTAAACCCGCTTCTTTGCAAGCCTTTAGCCTCATGTTTCCACCTAGCACAATCATGTCAGCATTTACAACAATGGGCCTAATTTCCAGCATCTTTGGAAACTCCTTTATTGATTTAACTAGCTTTTCAAACTTGTCATCCTTAATTAATCTTGGATTGTTTGGATTGCTTTTTACTTCTGTAATTTTTACTTTTTGCGTTTTCATATTCTATCAAAAACCATAATTGTGTATCCAAACCAAGAGGCATTTGTTGCGGCCTTTCTAATCTTTTCGCTATCGTTAAAATTAAATTTAAAGCCACGATCCTCAACTTGGCCAATTATATAGTTGTTATTTCTGCAATTAACGTGTCCGCTTCCGCCTTGGCCCTCAATTGCCCAGCTAATAACCAAATGCTTTTTTGCGTGTTTACAAATGTTGTCAATAAATTGTTGCTCAAATTCCGCTGGTATATGTTCGCCAACTTCCAGCGACAAAACAACATCAAACATTTTACACAAATAAAACGGCTTGGATAAATCTAGCACCTTGCCAATTCCATCGCTTAGCGTTTCCGTATTTGGGTTGCCGTCGTATGCCTCGACCTTATAGCCGTCAGCTTTAAAAGCTTTTGCATAGTCACCCATCCCACAACCAAAGTCTACAACTGTCTTGGCTTGTTTTTCTGCTAAATAATTGGACAAAGCTGCGGCAATGCTGCGATCGTGAATGTGCCCAGTTTCGTCCGTGGTCTCCCAAAATCCTAAATTGTTTATTTTCATATTTAATTTTTTTTAAAAGTTAGAAAAAAAAGCTTGAGCATAACCCAAGCCTTTTAAACATCAACAAACCCAAAATAACTACATTAATATAATTGTTTGCCCTGTTGGATCGCCAGTAAAACTGCAAAGTTTTCCGTTCCATTCAAAGCGCACCTCTTTTTCTCGGCCCTGGTAAGACGCGGCCAGCGTTCTAATCTGTCGCTGGACTAATTCGATTGTTTCAAATTTACCTTTGCCTTTATTAGACCAAGGCGACCATTGTCCGTCCCTTAGTCGGTACCTAATCTCAAGCGAATAATCAGGCTTAGAAATCGGGTAACCTTTAGTCATCTTTTCGTCTAATTATAACCTCCAAACCAATTGCCTCGCAAATCTGTCTAAGTCTGTTTAGGCTTATAGATTCCCAACCATTTTCCACCTGGTTAATTGGGGCCAAAGATAATCCTATTTTGTCGGCCAATTGCTCCTGGGTGTAGCCAGCGGCTTTGCGCGCTTTTCGTATAAATAAACCCTCGTATATGCTCATCGTTTTAATCTTTAGGCAAATATAGGATTCCGATATGATTCCAAGTTAAAAACAAGATTTTTGTTTAAAATGGGACCAATTTATAAATGCCCATGTGTATAAACTCCTCGCCTTTTTTTACCAGGCATTTACGAACGTTTAACTCAAAAACGTTTTTATCGTTAAATCCGTATTTCTTTTGCGCAATATCAATAAGCAACTTGACTGGGTTATCTAGATCGCTGGCCTTGTTGCTAAACCCAAAAAAAAACTCAATCCTCAACATTTCTTTAGGGTCAATTTCGGCTTTTGGCAACATAAATGAAATCGTGCGCTCGTAATGCTTATATGCTTCGGTTTTAAAGCGTTTGCCTTGCCAGGCTTCGTTAACGCTTAACGGTTTCTCGTTTAACTTAAACTGGATCATTTACATTTGCTATAAATCCAAGACCAGGCCAAGGTCCACAAAGCCAAAGCCACTACAAATAGCAGCAAACTAGAAACCTTTAGGAGCGCCAGTAGGGTAATACCTACCAACGCCGCAAATATTGCGTATAAATCATTTTTTTTCATTAGAACGGTAAACTATCGTTTTCAACAATTCGCTTCTCTGTCAAATTAACTTTTGCAGATTTTAGCTTTTCCAAAAGTTCTTGTTGTGTTGGCTGGTTTGCCACTTGTACAATTTCCTTTTGCCAAACTTGTAAATAATGGGTTGGCTTACCTTCCACAATTTGCGGTTTTTCTTTAATATCAAGGTTTACCCATTCAGCATCGTTGTCGTTAAGGTATTGTAAAAGTCCTTCCAAGTCTTTTCTTGATTGACTTACTTTCCAAATTTCTCCAAATTTGGTTTGAACGAGTTTTGCGTTTCCGCCGTAAATTTTTGACATAGTTGTTTTGTTTAAATTAATTGATCTAAATTTTTATTGTCCTTAATTGCCTGTAAAATAAACAATTTCCAAATCTTATTCTTTGTCTTGGCGCCAACTGTCGACTCCTCAACGTACCTGGTTGTTAACCGCAATTCCTTACGAACGTCGCTTTCTATTTCTTGCACGTTAAACTCCCAAGGTTTTAAAATTCCTTTCTCTTGGAACTTGTTAAACCAGTACATCCCCCAATCAGCTAAATGCTTGCAATTTCCAGTTTCTTTGGCTTCCTGGTAATTGTCTCTAAAGGTTTGCTTTCCAACTTCAATCCAGTACGCAATCTCTTCATTGGTTGGCTCTTTTTCTTTATTGTTTAAAGCTTGGACCTCCTGGACAATTTGACTTTGGTGATGGGCGTAATATTGATTGATCCAAACGCTTACGGTCTTTTCGTTAACGTGGTAAAAATCGCCGTACTGGCCACGCATTCCAGCGTGTAGAATATAGTTTACTCGGTCCTCGGTCATCCAGCCATAAGAGCCAAATAATTTGCTGAGGCATCCAAGTAATTCGTTTCCCTCTTCTTTTTTGTATTCCTTAAATTGTTTAAGGCCACAAACAAACTCCATTTTTCGGAGGTGCGTTAAAATTGTCTCATTCATTTTTTAGTAGTTTTTGTTTTTGTAAATCCTCGTAAAGCTCATCAAAGACGTTGTATGTTTTTGACTTTTCCGCTGTCTTGTAATTAGTTTTTAAATTATTGCCAATGTAAAGATTAAAACTATTTTCGGCCTTGGCAATTGTCATGCTTTCGCCTTCTTTTAAAACCGCCCATTTTTTAAACAATTTTTTAATGGTATCTGAATCCGTCGAATGTACCTCGGCCATTCTTTCAAAGTAAGGACGTTTTAAAGGCTTTTCTTTTTTAAAATCATTAAAAATATCCTCTAAAGAAAAAAGCGCGCCAGCGCCTATTTGTTTATTTACATTTCCATTTACATTAACATTATCATTTACATTACCATTTACATTTACATTTACATTATCACCGAACGAAATTGAACGCTCGTTAACGCTCGTTAAAGTTCGTTGCCGCGATTCAACGGATTTTTTTGCCGCATCCTTTCGTTGTTCTTGCTTATTTTCCCAAGTTTTAAGGTCTCTTTTAAGCTGGGTCTTAATTGGTAAAAATGCCACCTTTAAAAGTTTGTCGTTTGTTATTGGGTCCTCATCGTTAACATAAGCGAAAATATGCTTAATTAACTTGCCAGCATCCTCGTCGGAAAGCTCATCAAATACTTCTCTTTGATCCGTGTAAAGTAAAAATGATTTTTTGCCTTGCATTTTTTTAAATAAAAAAACCCAACTGGTGGTAGACAGTCGGGTTCAGGTTAAGGTTAACCTATGGAATTATTCTAGCTACCACCCTGGAATAATTCGATACACAAATATAAATCTTTTTGATTTATCCAACGAGTGAACGCTTCTTTAGTTGGAAATAAATGCAACCATAAGAAAGGCCCATTTCTAAGGCAATAACCTTAATTGGCTTTCGATCTTGCCAACCTTTAAATATTAGCTC